GTATACATTGTATCTTGTTTACCAACTTTTTTAGTTCCGTCTAATTCTTTTTCTTTTTTCTCAACGTCATTTTTTTCTACATTACCTGGAGGAGTTAATTCAATATCTCTATAAAAACCGTTGACTTGTTGTTTACGTAATTCATTCTCTGACATTTTAACAACATGAATTATCGATTCCGCATCATCTAATGAGGTAGCTGTATACGGAACGACTAATTCATCTGCAGGTACAAACTTTGATACAACTCTACCCATAGGCACATCGTAATAAACTTTTTTAAATGTTGATCCTGCTAATGGTAAATGAAATAACATAGCATCAAACTCTGCTTCATACTCTTTCATTTGATCCATAATTAAATAATTCATGTAATCTTTAACACGAGTTGCTTGCATTTCTGTTTGCGGATTCTTAGCACCAATGACCTGTGTTCTAACTGGTCCATCTGCTGGTAATAATTCTTTGTAAGCTTGAGCTTGAAACTGTGTAACAGCTTCTGCTAATACTGGGTGTGTTGCACCACTTGCACCTTGAAATGGTTCTGTTCTATTTTCGTATTTAAAACCAAGAAGATCTAATCCAGTTGTATAAGATTGTTCCCAATCTTTTCTTGATGCTTTGTAGTCCATAAAGTTTTGTGTCATGTCACCACCAATTGGCTCCAATACATCATCTGGTAAAAGTTCTGCTAAGTTATCAAAGTGTGAGTCTGTTCCTGGTACGTTGATTGCACCTGGTTCGTAATCTAAAGTTACGCCACCATCTTCTTCTGGGATGACCTCGATAGGTCCTTTTTCTTCTACTGGTTCCTGAACGGCTATTTCTTGTAATTCCTCTTCTGAAGGAATTTCTTCTTGTTTTCTAGTGTTCGGGAGTCCTTTGTCTATTTCTGCCATTTAATACTCCTATATTTTGATACCACGTTTTAATAGACCTTGCAACCCTTGTGAGTTTGGTCCTCTTACTGGTGGCCTGCCTGAAGAATCACCTGCCTCTTTTGCTATACCACCGCCGGCAGCCATAAAAGGATCACTTAAATCAAACTGCATGGTTCTATCTTGTTTTTTTTGTAAATCTTCATCAATAAGTTTTTGTCTTAGGTCTTGGCTTTTTTGTAAATTTTCTAACATTGCTGCAGTTGGATCTTCTGACGAAAAAAATGGTTTAGAAAGAGTTTGAAATTTTTCTGTTGTTTTTTCAAACTGTGGTTTGCTTCTTAGTCTTTGACCTTTTGTGCCCTCTTGCAAACGTCCTAAATTTTGAAGTCTTTCATCAAGACTTTGTAGCTTTTCAACTTGTCCATACTCAGGCATTTGTTCTTTTAATCTATCCTCTCTACTTTTTCCAAATCCACCATATGTTAATGTGTTTATTATTTCTGTTGCAGGTTTACCTTGTGCATACTCAAACAGACCAATAGGTATGGCAACACCTGCTTCAAAAGCTAATGCAGCAGGACCTAACGTTCCTTTAATTATATTTCCTGCACCTCTAACTGCTTTTGTAAAATTTGTCATTTTAGATGCTGCAGCACTATCTCCGACTTGTGCTTTTGTGCTTAATTCATTTAAAGATTTTTCATATGCTTGTGGCATATTACAATTAACACCATTAGCAAGTCTACATTTTATTCCTAAACCTTTCATAAAAGCAGACAAACCTTTTACGTTATCAATTTTTGTAAAAGTTTGATTTGGATTTATATTAGCTGTTTTAAA